AGAGGTATAGAGCCAAACTCTGGATGGGTGCATGTTTCTTATGTTAATGATGTTGCTAACAGAAAAGATGTGCTAACATACACAAGGGCAGGTGGATACACGAAAGGAATTATATGATGGAAGACGGACCATTTAAAACAGCGATAGAAAAAGAAGATGATGACACAATTATCATGCAACAATTTATTGTTTTAAAAATAAAAAAAGGACAACTTATTAAAGAAACACACATGAGAAGTCATACTTTTTTTGGTGATTATCATGATAGCTACATGTCAGAACCTTTAGTAAATATTAATGATATACCGAAAGAAACAATGCACTAATGGCATACAAAAGAAACTATCAGCGTGAATACGCTATTGAACCTAAATCCCGCAGAAAGGAACGAGCTAATCGAAACTTGGCTCGTAGACAAATGATGCGTAAGGGTAAGGTAAAAAAAGGTGATGGTAAAGATGTACATCACGTTGGTGGTAATGCTCTTAACAAAAAAAGTAAATTAAAAGTTGTATCAGCATCAAAGAATAGATCATATGCAAGAACTAAAAAAGCTAGAAAAAAGAATCCTAAATCATAATGTCGACATTAATTTGCAACTTACCTTCCGTAGATGTTTGGGTTAGAAAAGAATATTTAAGAGACTTGCAAGATGGACATGGAGAATTTGTAAAAGGTGTCTGGGTTACTGCAAAATCTATTCCTGGTAGAAGTTTTTACTTTGAAACTTACCTTCCTGATTATGGTGCTTTGTATGACAAATTACCTATTTCTGCATTCGTATCAAAACCAAATACCCCGACTCCAGATTTGGATCTTTACAATCTTCAGTTTTGGAATTGTATGGATTATGGCGTGGTGTCTATTTGCAAACAGTTCATAGGATCAATGGATTTTGAAGTGTTAACTAGAGATCAAGGAACTGTAGCTGGATCATATATTTGTACTCTTGATAATTATCACCAGGATCCAAATGTAGTTGATTATTCAACAAGTGAAACTCCAGCAGAACACAAATCATTTAATCTTTTAGAACTTAATAATGGACAGTTTTGTTTATATCCAAACAACAGAATGAGAGTATATGACAACTCTTTGACACCACAAGAGCCATTGCAGCCAGACTTCAAAGTGAGTACAATAGAGTATCAGGTTGAGAATGGTAAGATGACCAGACTTGGCGATACAGATGAATACTTTTGGAAAACCAAAGATGAATGATAGAGTTTGCTTTAGTCTATATGATAGGCACAGTAATTATTAACCAAAGTCAAACATTTCCCAATGTTAATGATTGTTTGTATTTTGCTACAAGATTAAACGACCAACCAGAGATTCCCTATCCAGATGGCAAGAATAAAAAAATCACAGCGTATTGTAAGCCCGTGCCTAAACGTATGTAAAATAAAAAATAATTTGTGTGTAGGGTGTTTTAGAACACTTGACGAGATTTCATCCTGGTCACGCCTATCTGATCAAAAACGCCATGAAATTATGGGAACCCTCGAAAAACGAGGCTCTCAGACGCTCTAGGATAGCCGAAACAATATGTCTTGGTATGATTCCTACCTAAAATATACTTCTTTTTTCTATAATTAATCTACATAACCTAGCGTTGATTCACGCTTTTTTGGCAACAATATATTTCATTTTTGCCTAGTTTTTTATTTTATGGAAACAACATATATTAATAATAGAAAAGGAGTATTAAATGTTATCAAAATTATTTTACAAATTTAAAATCGGAAGAACAATATCTGCATTAAACAGCTTGGATGATGCTACATTGAAAGACATAGGCTTACATAGATCAAACATTAGATCTCATGCTTACGAAATTTTTGAGAATGAAAAACCCGCAGAGGATCCTATGTCAGAGTTGCACGATCTGTATGTCAAGTCTACTTATTAATCTACTTCGCCCCAATTGTCGCACAACACAGAATCTACTTCAAAAGGCACTTTAAGATTTGGAATACAATTTGACATTATATCAACAATCTTATCTGCCTCCTTTTGATCTTTTATGTTAAAACACAATTCATCGTGAACTGTTAATGTTGGACACAGTCCCTCTTTGTAACATTCTACCATAGCTTTTTTTGTTTGATCGGCACTCGAACCTTGGATTAATTTATTCAAAGCTTTGTATGTAAAGGCTCTTCTGATTCTACCTTTACTACCATATTCTTTAACGGCTTCTGCAAGAGGCATTGCTTTATTATATCCATATGAATTAGGCTCCCACATATCAAACCTACATTTACGACCTAACCAGGTTCTTATTACACCGTGTTCTTTTGCATGACTAGAAGTCTTATCTGCTATTCCTTTTACAAAAGGAACTTTTTCGTGATATGTAGATAATAATTTTTCAGCTTCTTCTTCATCTACACCCATAACATTAGCAAGTTTTTTCTTCCCCATTCCATACATAATCCCAAGGTTAACTGTCTTAGCATTCTTACGAGATATACCTGCCATATCGGCTACCATCTGATGAAAGTCAGCATTTCCTTTATTATACATTTCTATCACTTGATCTATCTGAGGATGTTTATTTTCTCCTGTCAAGCTACCACAATAATGAGCTAACCATCTTGGTTCTTGTGATGCATAATCAAAGGAACCCCATTTGTGGCCCTCCTCCGGGATAAACAAACCACGAATTAATTTTTTGATCTCAGGATCTCGTGCAGGTATCTGCTGCAAATTGGGGTTGCTAGAACTAAATCTCCCTGTTACTGTACCTCCATCATCGGATCTTAAAGGATTAAAATCACAATGTATTCTACCCTCATGAGAATGATTAAGAATAGTTTCTATAAACGTAGTGTTAGCTTTGTTAAGTTCTCTAATTTTAAGAATCTTTGCCGCAATGGGGTGGGGATGATTAGAGAGAAACTGTTTTGTAAACATAGGCGACCCAGACTTTTCTGTTCTAAAATAGTGGATCCCAAGGGAGTCGAACACTTTTGCTATAGATGTGGCGACCCAAGGTTCTATAGAGAATCCAGTTTCTTTGATCACCTCTTGTAGCAATTCTTTTTCTCTTTTAGCCAACATCTTTTTGACACTTTCTGCTTTGTCTATGTTGACACGAACACCTTTTGTTTTCATGTCTAGTAAAACAGGAAGTAAAGAAGATTCTAAATTAAATATAGCATTGCATTCTTCTTTATCTAATAAAGGTCTTAAATGATCCCAAAGCTTTAACGTGACTCTAGCATCTTGTTCAGCATAAGCACCAACAAAACGACTAGGTAATTGCCACATGCCAGACTTTGCATCTACACCAAAATATTCTGCAGCTTTGTTCATCATCTTTTCGTTTTTCCACTCTCCAAGATATTCTCCTGCAAGTGAATTAAGATTATAATATCTTCTGTTTTCATTTAACAAAGGTGCTGCGATCATTGTATCTATGATCTTGCCTTGAACTTCTATGCCCTCGGCTCTAAGCCATCCTAAATCATACATAGAATTATGAAAAACTTTTTCTATGTTAGGAGTTTCCATTTGTTTTTTTAACCAGGAGAAAACTTTCTTTGGTGGTAAATTCCCTCCACCCTCATGTCTTATTGGATAATAAGCTATAAAATCTCCTGCAGCGACAGCCACACCAATTACATAACCATCTTTTCTACACCACCCTGGTCCGAGTTTTATCAAGTTAGGATCTCGTGTTTCCAAGTCCACGGCTATTCTGTCGTGTTTAGTTAGATCAGGGAAAGAAGAAGGAGGAGACCAATCACTTTCTAACCCAACGGATGCTACTTCTTTTATATCTTCGTTAGTTAAGTCTGGCATTTCTTCTGGTCCTTTCGCTTTAAACCAATCGCCCCCCATGTCTGCTAAATTATATTGATGTTTCTTTTTCATGATTTATAATCTCTCCACCAAGTGCTGCGTACCCAATGATATCAATCCAAGAATCATCATGTCCTATACTCTCTGCTAATCTAGCTAATTTAACTCCTATCATACAAGCAACTACCTCTTCAGCGGTTACCTCTCTAGCTAAAATAACAGACCAAATCTTTGCTATTCGTTCATGATTGAACTTAGCTGGCCCATATTCCTTGGCTCTCGGTCCGTTAATTAGTTTCTCTGCCTCGTCTAAAAAATGTTTTCTATCTTTTTTCATAATCTAAATCCATTATCTTTACTTGATTCTACAATGTGTAATTCTTGTTTTGCTCTTGTTGCCCCTACATCCC